GTCAAACAATAAGAAAGGTGTGTTGGATATACACTGTTGAACAGAGATGGCGACAAATGAGAGAAGTGTGCCTTACGTGTCAAAAAAGACACAGAGAGAAAAAGGAAGAGTTAAATGAAAGAAAACTTTGATAAGTGTTTGGAAATGCTTCTTCACCATGAGGGTGGTTACGTAAACCACCCTCGGGACCCCGGAGGAGAAACGAATCACGGTGTGACACGTTTAGTTTGGCAACGATGGGTAGGCAAAAAACTAGAAGATGGGGACATGAAAAACCTTACTCAAGAAGACGTAGCTCCTTTGTATAAACATGAGTACTGGAAACGAATTAAAGGAGATGACCTTCCATCTGGTCTTGACTTTTTTTGCTTTGATTGGGGGGTTAATTCAGGAACAAGCCGATCCGCCAAGGCGTTGCAAGGCGTTATTAATGTAGAACAAGACGGGGGGATAGGACCTAAAACATTGAAAGCATTAGCAGAATATGACTCGAAAGAAGTCTTAGATAAAATGCATTTGAAACGACAAGGGTTCTACGAGGGGCTGAAAACATTTGATACTTTCGGAAAAGGTTGGACCCGAAGAAATCAAGAGTCAAAAGACTTTGCAATAAAAATGATGGATGTGTAAAAATGGATGTTGTTAATTGGGCAAAACATATGTATAAAGTGTTGAATGAACGTGAACAAGATATTGCGCGCTCGTTGCTTGCTGGTTCCGCTAAAGATTGGGATCAGTATAAAATGATGGTAGGGGAAGCACGGGGCCTTTCTTTTGCCAAAGAAGAAATTAAAGCCCTGCTGGAGAACAACGCAGATGACATCGAAGACCTTATATCTTCCTGATCACGTCGCGCAGAAAATTAAAGCAGATCGTAGCGAAGAGAGCGCGGTGGCTTCTGTTGGTGGCGCATACGTCGAAACCAAGGAACGGGTACTAGACCCAAAACTTTTAGAAAGCTCCCTATCAGAAAGACTTCCTCAACCAACAGGTTGGAGGGTTCTTGTTATGCCATATCAAGGCAAAGCAAAAACTATGGGGGGATTACACATCCCAGATGAAATTAGAGAACGTGAAGCTGTTGCCACTGTTGTAGCATATGTTGTGCAGCTTGGACCTCTTGCGTATAAAGACCCAAACAAGTTTGGTGAAAACGCTGAACCTTGGTGTAAGAAAGGTCAGTGGGTTTGCATTGGTCGATACACGGGATCACGATTTAAAATTGATGAAGGCGAAGTTAGAATAATAAACGATGATGAAGTCATCGCTACTATTCTAGACCCAGATGATATTAAGCACGTTTAGGGAGATGAATATGTCAGAAGATACAGCAATAATAAAAGAAGACGAAGGTCAAGAAGTTGTAGTGGAGGAGGATGCTCCAGCTCAACAGGAAATGCCGTTAGAAAGTTCAACCTCTGAGATCATCGTTGAAAAAGAAGATCCTAAAGGTTCTGCGGATGAGCTGGATACATACAGCAAGAACGTCCAAACAAGAATTAAAAAACTTACGGAGAAATACCGACAAGAAGAAAGAGACAAAGGGGAAGCTCTTCGTGTTTCTCAACAACTTCTTGAGGAGAATCAAAAGTTAAAAACAAGAGTTAACGCATTAGACTCGGGTTATCTTAATGAATATGGTACGAGATTACAAAGCCAATCAGAGATGGCTAAACGTGCATATAAAGAAGCTCATGAGGCAGGGGACTCTGACGCTTTGGTTGAAGCTCAACAATTAATGAGTACTGTTGCCGTTGAGCAACAGAGGTACGCAACAGCAAAAGCTCGAGCGGATCAACAAGCTCGAATGCCTGTTCAACAACAAGAACAACAACCCGTCCAACAGCAGCAACCTGTTCAACAGCAAGCACAGCCAGATCCAAAAGCTCAAGGGTGGGCACAAAAAAATAGATGGTTTGGTGATGACAAGATAATGACAACGGCTGTGTTTACTATACATAACTCGCTTGTTGATGAAGAAGGGTTTGACCCGGAGACGGATGAGTACTATAGTGAAATAGATCGTAGAATGCGTACGGAGTTTCCGCACAAGTTCAACGTCAAGAAATCGGGAGGAGGAAATCAGGTCGCATCCGCTGGTTCCTCCGCATCTCGCAGTACGAAACAGGGGCGCAGGACCGTGAAGTTATCACCATCGCAGATTGCCATTGCGAAGAAGCTTAATGTTCCATTGGAAGAATATGCTAAATATGTGAAGGATTAATAGATGACTGATAGAAAACCACGAGAAAACGAAACACGAGAAAAAACCACTCGCAGGAAACCCTGGGCACCGCCTAGCAGATTAGATGCACCGAAGCCACCTCCTGGATACGTCCACAGATGGGTACGAGTTCAAATGCGCGGAGAGGATGACAAAGTAAATGTTCATACCAAACTGCGTGAAGGATGGGAACCAGTACGTTCCGATGAGTATCCAGATTTTGAAGCACCTGTTATAGACGAGGGTAAGTACCAAGGGGTGATAGGCAACGGAGGCTTAATGCTTTGCAGGTTGCCAATAGAAACAGCTAATGAACGAGCCGCGTATTACGGGAACCGGACCCGAGATCAAATGACAGCTGTTGATTCTGACTTAATGAAAGAACAACATCCGTCCATGCCGATATCAAATAGTCGGCAAAGTCGTGTAACATTCGGGGGCTCACAAGGAGATCCTGACAACTAAACTTTTTTTGGAGCTTAAAAATGGCAAATTCTAATGTCTCATTCGGTCTACGACCGATAGGTAAAATTGGTCAAAGTACCAATTCTACTGGATTGACGGAATATCGCATAGCATCCGACAATTCCAACCCTATATTCCAAGGCATGGCGGTTATACCGTTAGCTGCTGGAGTTATTGACGATCTGCAAGCTGCGGCTGGTGGTAACGTTTCTATTGTTGGTGTTTTCAATGGCTGTGAGTATGTTTCTTCAACCACAGGTGAAACTATACGGGCTAATCAATGGCCTGGTTCTGGCGCGGATTCTAATTTCCCCGTCAAAGCTTTCTTGTATGATGATCCTAATCAGTTGTTTACGATTGCAACATCTAATGTTGTTGCTGCGGCAAACACTGAAGCAGAAATCCGTGCAGCAGTATTTGCAAACATCGCGCTTGCAACAGGTAACAGTGGTTCTACAACCTCTGGTATGTCTTCTGCAACAGCGGATTTAGATACTATCGCAACCACCAACACTTTGGCTTTAAGAATTATGGGCGTTCAAGATGATCCCGATAATTCTGATTTCACTGCTGCTGGTATTCCATTAATCGTTCGTATAAACAACCACTTCAATGCACCAACTGGTTCCATTGCAGCTGGCACTGTTTCTACGACCGGCGTGTAAGGAGTTAGACAATGGCTATATCAAGAGCGCAACTAGCGAAAGAGCTAGAGCCTGGTCTTAATGCCTTATTTGGCATGGAGTACTCCAGGTACGAAAATCAACACGCAGAAATCTTTACAACTGAATCTTCAGATCGAGCATTTGAAGAAGAAGTAATGTTAAGTGGCTTTGGTGCTGCTCCGACTAAGTCGGAAGGTTCTGCGGTAAACTTTGACGATGCAAACGAGGCTTACACCGCAAGGTATAACCACGAGACTATAGCGTTGGCTTTCTCCATTACGGAAGAAGCTGTTGAAGACAATCTCTATGATCGTCTTGGAGCTCGCTATACGAAAGCACTTGCTCGTTCAATGGCCCACACTAAACAAGTAAAAGCTGCGTCCATTCTAAACAATGGTTTTGCAGGTGGAGCTTTTGCAGGTGGAGACGGTAAAGCACTTCTAGCAACCGATCACCCACTTACAAATGGTGGAACATTCGCTAATGAACCAAGCACAGGTGCTGATTTAAACGAGACATCTCTTGAAGATGCCTTGATCAGCATTGCAGGGTTTACGGATGAAAGAGGTCTTACAGTAGCACTACGTGGTTTAAAACTTGTTATACCTCGACAACTACAGTTTGTTGCAGAGCGTTTAATGGCTTCAAACCTTCGAACAGCTACAGCAGACAACGACACGAATGCTATTCGGTCTATGGGAATGTTGCCTGACGGTTATGCCGTTAACGACTTTCTAACAGACACGGATGCATTCTTCATCCTTACAGATGCACCTCGTGGTCTCGTCCATTTTGAAAGAACACCTCTTTCAACAAACATGGAAGCGGATTTTGATACAGGCAACATGCGGTACAAAGCTAGAGAAAGATATTCCTTTGGCTTTTCAGACCCACGTTGTGTGTTCGGATCTCCGGGAGCATAATTACTGCCTCTCTAAAACTTACAAGGGGCGATTTATTCGCCCCTTTCTTTTTGTTTTAAACTATAGTATAAGAAACTATTCCCCGACAGTTGCATGGTGCAACTGACTTAACCCCAGACGAGGAGATACATATGGGTACTTCAACTTTTAACGGTGCAGTCCGATCTGAAAACGGCTTTCTGGATATTACAAAGAATGCCACTACAGGTGCTGTAACAACAAATTCAACTTATTCAAACAATGCTTCTGTGGGCGGTAACGCTACTGTAACAGGAAATCTTACCGTAGCTGGTTCTGTACTTACTGGTGGATTTCCAACATTAAAAGGTCTAACTGTAACCGCCAAAGCTACATCTGGCACTGTTACCTATGTTGCTGGAATTAACATCAATCCTTTTACTGGAGGAGCACAACAGATTACTACTCTCCCTGCCGCGACGGTAGGAGTAGTTGTTGTACACGCTCAGTCCGTGGATACTACTGGTGGTACAGCTTTTCTAAGTTTTGATTGTGCAGGTAGCGATGCCTATGAAACAGGTAGCATTATAGAGAGCCGCACTAGCTCTGCGGTCACGTTTGATGCGTCCACTTCTGGAGAAACTTTATTAAAGTATACTCCTGCTAACGCA